GCTGCTAGTGAAGGTGAAAACGTTGTAAAAGGTTTTGTTATCCAAGATAATGTAAAACTACCATCAACACGTACACGATCTTCTAAATACCCGTTTGGACAACTGCAAGTAGGTCAAGGTTTTTCAATCCCTGTTGGTTGGAAAGGTGTTAACGGTGAAGAAGAACCTAACAATGAACCTTGGAAAACTATGCAATCTGCTGTTAGCGCTGCTAACCGTCAATATAAAGATGAAGAAGGTGTAGCTACACGCAAGTTTAAACAAGCGCGTGTTGTGCTTGATGAAACAAGCGGGTTAGAAGGTTCTATGATTACACGTGTTGAAGTAGAACCGCGTGAAGTCCAACTACAAAAAATTGCAGATCGTCGTGCAAAAGCGGCTGCTGCAAAGAAAGCTAAAGAAGCACCTGCTGCTTAAATCTTAACCCTTTCGCATTTAATTGAAGCCCGGTTTAATATGCCGGGCTTTTTTTTGTTGCGTATTCTTTATATATGTGCATATTGCAACCTATGGCATACAACATGATACAGATACAAAAGGCTTTAAGCTCTAAAGGTTTTTACAAAGGTGTTATTGATGGTATCAATGGCCCTAATACCAAGAAGGCTATTATCAAATTTAAAAAGTCTATTGGTTATAAAGCTAGACCGTATTTAGGCCCGCTTACCCTTGCTGCTTTGTTCAAAGATAATATTGAACGTAAGATGGTTGTTAAGTTAAAAAACGGATCAGATGGACTATATACACGTTCTAACATACCTGTATGGTTACGTGTAGCTTCTACCTATATAGGGGCTTCTGAAATAGCAGGATCAAAACACAATCCTTTAATAGTTAATATGTTTGCCCGTATATTTAGCCCTTGGTTTGCAGATGATGAAACGCCGTGGTGTGCTGCTTTTGTGGGTAGTGTATTAGAAGAATGTGGTATATCTTCTACCAGATCAGCAAGGGCGCGTTCTTATGATAGTTATGGTGTTGATATAAATGAACCGTGTTTAGGCGCTATAGGTGTATTATCTAGGGGTAATCCGGGTAACGGTAAAGGTCACGTTATATTTATTACCGGGCGCGATGAAGATGGAAATATAGTTGGTATTGGCGGTAATCAAAAAAATAAAGTTTCTGAAGCCTCTTTTGAGGTAAAAAGATTTGTAGCGTTTCGTTATCCGAAATCTGCAAAAATCCCGAATACAATAGGCTTTGATAGTTTACCTATTATTCGGTCAAGACCAAAATTATCAAGCAATGAAAGATAAGGATTGTTATCATGCTACAAGGTAAAAAAACTTATATTACTGTTGTTGTTGGTATTGTTACTGCTGTTGGCGCTTATTTAAGCGGTGATGTAGAACTAGGCCAAACACTACAGACTGTTTTCACTTTGCTTACTGGTGCGTTTTTACGTAGTGGTATTAAAACTGATACAGGTAGTTAATAATGTTGGGCGGGCTTAAAACTTTTAAACTCGCCCTACAACTGCTATCTTCTATTGCTGGTTACATGCGTGATAAAAGAATGATGGAAGCCGGGGCTGCTAAAATTATTATAGATAGTCTTGAAAGGGCTTCAGATGAAACAGATAAGGCTATTAAATCGGGCGTTGTTGCTGGTAAGCACTTTGATGATCTTGACGGGTTGCCAGACGACCAAGACCCAAACCTTAGAGACTAAAAATCATAATAAAGTTTGTGAAAGTGGTCTTTTAAAACAAATTTCATATTCAAGAAAAGATACTATAGAAACGCGCCGTGAAATAGTTATTCATAACGCTAAAGCTAATTGTTATTGTAATAACATCTGTTTAGAAGAATAAAGTTATGGCTAGTTTTACTGAAATACTAATTGAAATAGGTTCAAATCCTTATTCATGGGGTGGTGTAATATTAGGTTTTGCTATTGCATCATGGTTATATCATATGGGTTTTATAGTAACTGGTAAGGTTGCTAATATGGTTAAAAATGCTGAAGTTGAAACAGCTAAATTTAAGACTGAAGCAGAAGCCCTTAGAAAAGAGATGGAAAACGTAAGAATGGAATTAGAAGAATGGCGAGCATTTAAAAAGAAACGTTTAGATTTGGCGTTAGGAGAATAAACTAATGTTTAACCTTCAAGATTTACCTTTTATTGAAGCTTATGTTTTAGCTACAGCGCCTTTTATAGCTATTGATAATAATAATATAGTTATCATTAGCAGCCCTAAAGCAGATCGTATAATGAAAGGTTCTTTATTAGGTAAAAATATTGATAATTATATTCCTTTATTTTGTCCAAATAAAACAAAAGATTATGAAAACCTATGCCCTTCTAAAACTGATACAATTATTAAGGGTAAAGATTTAGAAGGTAACAAATTAAAACTATATGTGTTTGCAAGACGTTCATTTTATGTTACAGATAAAAATGAAACAACTTGGTATAAAGCAGGTTTCTTTGATATAGTAGAAAAATAATAAACAATGACTGGATTTGCTGTAATAGAAGATATTGATGAAGTAGAACTTGATCTACAACGCAATTTTGCGGCTGGTATGCTATCGGGTAAGTATTCATCAATGGAATTAGCAAAAATGCTTTATCCTGATAATGATGAAAAACAATTAGAAGTAAGTATGGAATGGCCTACTTCACAAAAAATAATAACATTAAGAAAAGAATTAATTGATACTTTCGGGCATGATTATTTTTTACCTACTGCTGAAGAAACAGCACAAGATTTATATCAATTATCCCGTACAGCTTTTGACCATGATGTAAAACGTAAAGCATTAATGGATTATGCTAAAATACGTGGTTTCTTAGAAGGTAAGGGATCAAGTAAAACTAAAATAATAAATAATATAAATGATAATTCTGTCACGCAAAATAATAACCAATATGTAGATCAATCAAAAGTGCTATTAGTACAAGATTTTGGTACAAATGAACAACATGCAGCAGGTTTAGAAGCGCAACAGAAAAGGTTAAGAAATGGCGGGCTTTAGCCTATGTCATTATTATTTGATTTAGCTGATCTTAAAATAGATAGTGCTGTTGAAAGCCCTTTATTTACACCGCCTAACCCGGATGAAATAGAACCTTCAAAAGTTGTATTTAAACCTATACCTAATTCATCACAAGCTTATGCTTTAGATACGCGGGCGCAATATACCCTTTATCATGGTGCTAGGGGGCCGGGTAAAACTATAACACAAATAATGCGCTTTCGTAGAAATGTGGGCAAAGGTTATGGTTCATTCTGGCGCGGTGTTATATTTGATCGTGAATTTAAAAACCTTAATGATATTGTTGCACAAGGTAAGCGTTTTTTATTGTCTTTTGATGATGGTTGTAAATTTTTAAGTAGCCATAGTGAATATAAGTTTGTTTGGCCTACTGGTGAAGAATTGCTTTTACGTCATGCTAAAACATTAGATCATTATGAAAATTTTCATGGTCACGAATACCCATTTATAGGTTTTAATGAATTAACTAAACATCCTAACCCTGATTTACATGATAAGCTTTTGTCTACTAATCGTTCATCATTTAAACAAGAAGAACATACGCCTAAAGCTACTACTACAACTGGTGAATTTGTAATTAATGAAGATGGATCAGTTAAATATTTAACTGCAAATGGAAAACCCTTACCGTCTATACCGTTAGAAGTATTTTCTACAACTAACCCTTCAGGGCCGGGCCATAATTGGGTTAAAAGACGTTTTATTAATGTAGCGCCAAGTGGTGTTATGGTTAAACGTAAACAAACTATATTTAATCCACAAACCAGACAAGAAGAAGAAATAGAATTAACGCAAATTGCTATATTCGGATCGTATAAAGAAAACCCTTATCTTGATCCTAAATACGTTGCACAACTTAATTCTATTAAAGACCCTAATTTACGTGCAGCTTGGTTATTAGGTTCATGGGATGTAATGGCGGGTGGGGCGTTAGATGATTTATGGAAACGTGATTGCCATGTAATACCACGTTTTAAAGTACCTGAAAATTGGCCTGTATATCGTGCTTTTGATTGGGGTTCTACCCATCCTTTTTCATATGGTTTATTCACTATAGCTAACGGTGAAGAAGTTGAATTACGTGGGGGTGCTAAATGGACACCACAAGCAGGATCAATAATACAATTAGCTGAATGGTATGGTACTAAAGAAATAGGATCAAATAAGGGTTTAAAATTATCAGCTAAAGATGTTTCTTTAGGTATGGGTAAAATAGAACGTGCTTTAAAAATGTTTGGATGGATTAAGAAAGAACCTTACGCCGGGCCAGCAGATAATCAAATAACGCAAATGCTTCAACAGGGGGTTGATACCTTAGCTAAAACTATGTCAGATCATGGTATTGATTTTATAGCTTCTGATAAGTCTAAAGGTTCACGTGAAGTAGGGCTTCAATTATTACGGGATCGTCTTCAGGCAAGCTTAGAGCATGAAGGGCGGGGTTTTTATGTTATGGATAATTGCCAAGCTACTATTGAAGTCTTGCCAACTATGGCACGTGATGATACTAATCCACAAGATGTTGATACAGACCAAGAAGACCATATTTACGATATGATAAGATATATGATCTTAATGGATGGAACAAGATTACCAAAAGCACCTTTAATAATGGAATGGTTTAGATAATGCCCACAGTAGTTACAACAGATGGAAATACTTCAGGCCCGCAAGTTGATTATGTGCGTAAAGAAGTTGAACGTTTACGCCCTATTTATGAAAGAATTGATGATTGTTTATTAGGTCAAACACAAGTTAAAAGTAAGGGTGAAGAATACTTACCCCATCCTACGCCTATTACTGTTGATATGACACCCGGCGAAAAAGAAGACGCTACTAAACGTTATAAAGCATATAAACAAAGGGCTTTATTTTATAATTTAGCTGGTAATACTGTTAAGGGTTTAGAGGGGCAATTATTTTTACGCAATCCAGCACAAGATGAAGAATTTCCTGAAGTGCTTGACTATTTAAATTTTGATATTGATGGTCAAGCTTCGGGTATTATTCAACAATCTAAACAAGCTTCTAATCGTGTTATTCGTGATGGTCGCGTATGCTTATGGACTGATTACCCTAAAGTTACAGATGAAGAAGGTAAAGTTAAAGAAGTATCTAAAGCTGATAATGAAAGTGGTGAAATAAGAGCCGTTACAACATTAATTAAAGCTAAACATTTTATAAATTGGCGTATAACTAAACGCGGTGCAAAATCAGTATTAAGTAAGGTTGTTTTTGTAAGAAAATATGTATCTGAAGATGATGGTTTTGAACTCAAATTAGAAAACGAATGGGTTGTATTAGAATTAAACGATGCTTGGCAATATTCAGTAACCGTTTACAGAAAAGGTAATAATATCCAATTTGAAATATATAGCGGGCCTGATTATATTAGTGGTGCAGATGGTCAAATATTAGATCATATACCTTTTGATATTATAGGTGCTGAAGATAATAATCATTTACCTAATAAACCCCCTATTGAAGATTTGGTTGATATTAATTTTGCACATTATCATAATAGCGCTGATTATGAAGAAGCTTGTTTTATTCTTGGTCAACCTACGCCGTGGTATAGCGGATTAACTGAAACATGGGTTAAAGAAGTATTTAAAGGGCGTGTTCTTTTAGGTTCACGCCGGGCTGTACCTTTACCTGAAAACGCACAAGCCGGGCTTCTTCAAGCAACTGAAAATACAATGATCTTTGAAGCCATGAAACATAAGGAAAAACAGGCTAAAGCTATTGGCGCTAAAATGGTTGAAGATCGTGAAGTACAACGTACCGCAACAGAAGCAAAAAATGATAACGTTTCTGAAAATAGTGAATTAGCAACTATAGCTAAAAACGTATCTGAAACATACGCTAAGATAATTAATCGTCATGCACGTTTTATGAATATGGCTTTAATCCGTGAAAATAATTCTGAAGCTTTTGTAATTAATACTGATTTTGATGTTAATAATATTAGTGCTGAAGATATACGCATATGGTTAGAACTTTATGAAAAAACTGGTATTACATGGGAAGAATTACGTTTTAAATTACGTAAAGCGGGTATAGCTATTGAAGATGATGAAGAAGCTAAAGTTAAAATTGATAAAATGCTTGAAGATAAACAAAAAGCAGCTATGGATTTAATGCAAGCTAAATCATCTAATTTTGATAATGATGATAAAAAAATTGATCCTAAAAAGGACAAAAAACCAGCCCCTAAAAAGGGCGATAACAAAGCCTAATTGTGGGTATAAAACGCTAAAAGGAAACTATAAAAATGGCCTTAAATTATATTATTGAACAAGTAACTTATGACGCTTTACCAGAAGACGTAAAAAAAGAATATGTTGCAAAAGATGGTAAGTTTAGTCTTGATGTAAAAGGTGTTGAATTTCACCCGGATGTTCAAGCACTAAAAACAGCTAAAGATGCTGAAGTTGCAAAGGCCGCTAAAGCCGTTTCTGATTTGAATACTCTTAAAACTGAAAAAGATGATCTTCAAAAGAAATATGATTTAGCTGTTTCTAAAGAACCAGATGAAAGTAAATTAGCTGCATTGCGTAAAGAATATGACGCTAAACTTGCTGATAAAGATAAAGAAATTGAAGCAGCTAAAGGTGAATTTAGTACATATAAATCTGAAACAACATTAAAAGGTAAAGCTAATGAATTAGCTGATAAACTTCTTAAAAAAGATACACCTGCATTTACTAAGAAGGCTTTTGTTGCTGATCTTCTTAGCCGTATGTCTTTAGAACGCCCTGAAGGTGCTACTGAAGACCTTATTAGAATTAGCCATAGTGACGGTTCACCTTCAGCAGCAAGTTTAGCCGATTTTGAAAAAGAATTGCTTGACAACAAAGAATATTCAAGCATATTGGCAGGGTCAAAGGCGAGCGGTAGTACCGAAACGATTGGTAAACCCGGTGAAGTAAAAACCCCCGGTAAAAAATCAGATCAAAGTTTACTTGAAATGTCAGATGAAGATTTGCTGGCAGCAACCGAATTTAAAGTAGAGTAAACAAACGCTTAAAATAGGATAGCTTGAAATGCTTACTAACTTTGAAATTTTTAATAACCAAGCGTACACAACAGCTACGCAAATCATTCAACAAGAAGTTGATAAATTTAATGCCGCTTCAAACGGTACTATGATTTTAGTACCTAAAAAGAATGTTGGCGATTTTGATATTAAAGCTTCTTTTGGCACTCTTGCTAACCTTATTCGTGAACGTAATCCTTATGCAGATGGTACGGTTACTGAAGAACAATTAAGACACCTTATTGAAGCTTCTGTTAAATGCCCGCGTGGTACTCCACCTGTACGTATTGATCAACAAATGTTTACATATATTCAACAAAACCCTAAATTGGGCGGTACTGTTTATGCTAAACAACTAGCCGTTGCTATGATGCAGGATATGATTAATACAGCAATTCTAGCTGCGCGTTCTGCTATTACTGGTGTAAGCGCTGGTGTAGCTACTTCAGGGCTTATTGATCCGATTACAGACCTTACAGGGGAAACTAATAAAAATGTTACCCCACGTGCTTTAAATCGCGCTGTAAGGCCGTTTGGTGATAAAGGTTCACGTATTGCTGCATGGGTTATGCACTCTACAAGTATGTATGATTATCTTGATGATAATTTAGCTAATGCAGAACGTCTTTATGTTATTGGTGATGTTGCGGTTATGCGCGATCCGTTAGGCCGTATCTTTGTTGTACTTGATAGCCCTTCACTTGTTGAAACTGATGCGGGTAATCCCGATACTTATAACATTATGGGGCTTGTACCCGGTGCTGTACGTGTTGAAGATAACGGTGATTTTTATCAGAACCTTGATGAAAGCAACGGTAACGAAAATATTAAACGTACTATTCAATCCGAATGGACTTTTAATGTAGGTGTTAAAAATACAGAATGGGATCGTACAAACGGTGGTAAAACGCCTAATGGGGCTGCAATTGGTACTGCTACTAATTGGGACACTAACGCACACGATACTAAAGTTACAGCAGGTGTTCTTCTTAAAACTAAAGCGGTAGCCTAAGTAATTACAATTTAGCGTGAAACTTAACCGGGTCTAGGCCCGGTTCTTTTAACAGGTAAGGAACCTAAAGATGAAAAAACCATTTATTCTATTTTTTATTGCGGCTATGGCCCCTACAGTATTTGACCGTGAAGAAGCAAATAAGCTTTCAGAAATGGGTGTACAGGTTGGTTTTCGTAACGCTGGTTTAACAGATCGTTCAAAGCTTAAAGAAGATGCAAATGAATGTAATGGTGTATCTGGTTCTTATACTTATATTGATCCTGAAACTAATGAAGAAGTTTCAGTTAATAATATTCCTGAAAACTATGCAGATCATTATGAAGATGGTATGACAGTTGCTAAAAAGTTTCAGGTGGAAAATGAAACGGCTGCTTCTATAGCTAATGCTAATGCTGGCGGTGTTTCAACTGATAAAGAACCAGAAAAAGTTGATGGTTCTAAAAAAGAATTTAGCCTAATTGATTATGGTTATGGTGATGGTGAAAGCGTTTATTGTGAAGCGCAAGTTGCTTGTAATAATCATAACGAAATTTGGCCCGCAACCGGGCAACCTTACGGCGCTAATAATGAACGCAGTTATGAATTTACAGCTAAGGGTGAACGTAAAAGTATTCATCCTGAAGATGCTGTACGTGAATTTGAAATAGGTAATGTTACCATTCTTGATAAGAACCAAAGCGTTATTGATATGAATAACCATTTGGCTTCACCAGAAGGCCAAGCATGGCTTACTACTCCTGCTGGTCAATCATGGGCTGCTACACCAGAAGCGCAAGCTTACGAGTTTACTAATCCCGGCCCTGAAGTTGCACCAGTTGCACCAGCGCCTACAGGATTTTCTACAGGTCAATAAAATTTGGTCTTGACCTAATTTAAAGGTAAATAATAATGCCTATTGCGGTTACTATTGAAGACGGTACAGGGGTTGAAAATTCTAATTCAGTAGTTACCGCACAACAAGTTATTGATTATGCTATTTTGCGCGGTATTACTGGTGTTGATGAAGAAAAAGCAACAATAGCTGCTATTAAAGCTATGGATGTTTTAATAAGTTTTATAGATCAATATATTGGTAAAAAAGCTTATACAAATAATTTTATACCTTTTCCTCGTTTAGAGCATCCCAATTACGGTACAACAGAAATACCGCAAGTATTTATTCAAGCGCAATTAGAATTGTCTTATCAAAGTTTAAGGGGTTTGTCTTTAGAAGATGATACAAGTGATAGTTTTTTAACTGAAAGAACGCTTGGCCCTATAACAAGAAAATTCAAACAAAGAAGCCGTGAAGAAGGTTCATTAAATAAATTCGGTAATAAGCTTGCCGGGTTACTTGGCCCTTTGTTATCTTCTAGTATTTCGGGCGGGTTATCTCTAATATCCGATAGGGGGTAATTGTGGGCAAATTTCAAGATGAAATAGATTTTGCTAAAGAAGTTATTAAAGAAGATGGTGATAATAACGTTAAATGGTTTGTAACAGGTAGTGTTATAAAAGATGCTGTACCAGTTACTAATGAAGCAAATGATAAACCTTGGCTAAGAAGAGCTATTAAGCCCACAGATAGCGATACAGATAGTATTAAACCTCATATAGTTGATATAGTATTTTTACCTTTAGCTTCATCTGGTTCTATATTTAAATCAATAGGTTATGAAGCACGTTCTGATATACCTAGTGGTTCAATAATGGGTTTAATGGCAACACAAGAATTTACACCTAAGTTAAAAGATTATATTGTTAAATCGGATGGTACAAAATTAGATGTAGTTATGTGTGATCCTATTTCACCAGATAGCGTAGATGTAGTTTATATAATGGCTTTTAAATAATGTCTAATGATGCTTTAACATATGAACAAGCACGTGATAAAATGTATCAGCATTTTCTTAAAGTGTTGCGTACAAATAGTGAAGATGTTTTAGGTTATATTCCTTTTATTAAATGGCCTTACAATGAACCTTTTTATAATCAAGAAACGCCAGAAACAGTAACTTATGATTATGGCGGTACAGACGTTACAGAAAACGTTATTGAAAAAGACGGTAAACCTAATAATGCTTTACATTGGGTGCGTGTTCAAATGCAACCTATTGAAAATAAAAAATTAGGCCATAAAACAAGTAGTAATGCATATTACGAAACTGGTATGTTAAGTGTTGAATGGTTTGCGCCTAAATCCCCGGATAAAGCAGAAGCCGGGCCGCAAATGGAACTAATGGCGCAAATAATAAGAAATCGCTTTCGCGGTAAAAGAATTTATGGCAGTCTATATTTCAAATCAGCTATTAGTATGCCTCTTGATCCTACTGAAAATTCATATAGGTTCAAAACGATTATTGAGTATAGGTATTTAGAAGCAGAAGTAGGAGACTAAAATGGACACTGTATCAGGATCAAGTGTAGGCGGTTATATTGCAGAAGAAGATACGATTGGCGTACTTCCAGCGACCCCTACATGGCATGAATTAGATGTTGAAACATGGGGTGAAACAGGCGGTAAGGTTAACGTTGAACGTAACAAACGCCATAGCGCCAGTAGACAAAATTCACGCCCTACTATTTCAGGGTTTGATTATTTAGCCGGGTGGAATAATAAAATGCGCCCTACTAATAATCAGCTATCTTTAAAGAGTTTTCTTTTTGCTGATTATCGCGCCCGCGCTAATTCAAAAATTGATTTTCCAGCAGGTGATATTTCAATAGCTGTTGCAGCAGATAATATTGTTACTGTTACGGCTGCTGCATCAACAGATTTTACTGAAGCTAATGGTTTTGTACCGGGTAATTGGATTGCATGTTTTAGTGACGATCCTTTAAAACGCCTAGCTAAAGAATTTTTTGGGCGTATTAAAGAAGTTACAGATACTTCAAATATTGTACTAGATCGTGTTACAACGCCTTTAACAGCAGATGCAGGGGCGGGTATAGCTGTTGAAATGCATATTGGTAAATTTATTCGTAATGAAAAAGATATTGCACTTATTCAAGAAAATTCATTAACACTTAAAAGAACTTTAGGTATGTATAATGGATTGCCGCAATCAGAACATGTTGAAGGTTTAGTTGGTACACAATTTAAAATTAATGCACCTTCTGAAAAACCAGTTTCATGTGAATTATCTTATATTGCTATTTGTGATATGAAAATACCAAATGATACAGATTTAACAGCAGCCAATACAGTTAATTATATACCTGAAGATGCTTATAATACTTCAAGTGATGTTTATCAATCTATGATAACTATCTATGAAGATGGTGCACCCATTACAGATCAAATTTTTGGTATTGTAACAACTTCAGAATTTACTATTTCCAATAACCTTAAAGCTAAAAAAGGTCATACACGCGATGCGGGTAAAGCTAAACCGGGTGGGTTTGGCGTTAGTACTGGTTCATTTGATGTTGATGGTAAAATTGATGTATATCTAAGTACTGTTGCTACAGATGATCTTGTTAAGGCTGGTGCTAATGTAGCTTATCATCTTATTACATCGCGTAAGGGATCAGCTTATATTCTTGATGTACCCGATATTATGAATGGTAACGGTCTTTATAATATTCCAGCAGATGAAGAAGTAACCATACCTCTTGATGCTATGGCTAGTGAATGTTCTGAAGGTTATACTGTTGGTATGATTTTCTTTGATGGTTTACCAGATAGTGCTTCACCAGAAACAGATTGTAATTAAAACCCCTTAACCCTAATTTAAAATATAATATAATAGGGTTAATTAACACGCTAAAAAAGGAATATGATAAATGTCATTTAAAAAACAATTCGCTGCTGATCTTGAAGCAACTAAAAACGGTAAAGAATTATTTATAGGTAAAACATCAAAAGATGAACCTATTACCTTTACTGTTGCTTCAATGGATAATGGCAATCTTGAATACCAACGCGCCCGCGATAATATGAATAGGAATTTGGCAGAAAAATATGAAAACCCTAGTGATGCACCTTTAGAAGTCCAAAAAGAAGAACAATTAAAAATTGTATGTAAGCATGTGATTAAAGGATGGTCAAACGTTAAAGATGATGAAGGTAATAATATACCTTTTACTGAAGAAGCAGTTTATGAAATGTTGTCAGACCCGGCTTTATATAGGGTTTATGATAAGGTATTAGCCGCTGCTTTAGATAATAGCCGTTTTGATAAAAAGGCAATGGATAAAGCTTTGGGAAACTAGAAAGGGTTTTATTATACCGGGTTGAAACACCTAATGCGCCTACGATTGCTAGGCAATTTAAGATGCTAGGAAAATCGGTCAAGACCAAATTAATAGAACCTAAATTACGTAAGGATTTAATACCTTTTTTAGATGCATTTAATACACTAACTAAGGATCGTCAAATAAGTGAAATAACTGGTTATATACCATATACTTCAATAGTAGCATATGCAAATGAAAATGAATTTAAAGGGGTATTACGATTAGAGTTATTTTACTTATTAAACAGGTTAGATAATCTATATGTAAAAAGTGTCAATGGGTGAATTAGCAGACCATTTTAGAGATATAAAAAGGCAAGTTGAATTTATATCTGTTGAAGCCTCTAAAGACATTGTAATGGCTATGGTTACACATGGTGTTTATAATGCACCTGCTGATACATCTAAATTAATATCCAATTTTGTAGTTAATTTTAATACACCGCCAAGTGATGCTTCAGATATAGCAGCGCATATTGTGGGCAAAGGTGGAACTACTAGAAATGGATCAGCTATTGAAACAATTAACAGGGCACAATTTGCTTTAACATTAAAAAAGCAGGGTGATATTACATATCTATCAAATGTAACACCGTATATAGGATATGTTAATGACGGTACTGATACTATACCAGCAGCTAACTTTATAGAAGCTATGGTTTTAGTCGGTAAGAATTTTGAATTAAGTGCTGAATTTGCACCAGATATAAGTTTTTAATAAATGACTGAAAAGCGTTTTGACATTGTTATAGTAGATCGTATAGATCAAAATATTGATAAGGCGTTAGATCAACTTATTAAAAAATCTGGTACATTGGAAAACGCACAAAAGCGTTTAGATAATGCATTTAAAAATTCAGAAAACGCACAAAATAGATTAGCAGCGTCTATAAAAAAACATGATGGTAGTTTAAAAAAGTTTGATAATACACAAATTAAAGCTATTAAAACAGCTAATCAATTAGAGCTTCAAGAAATACGTATTGCTACAGCTAGGCAAAGTTTACGTAAAGCTACAGCAAATGCAGATATTGCAGAAGAACGTTTATCACTAGCTAAAAAACGTACACAAAAAGCAACTGTTGATGTTACCCGTTCTGAAGTAGCTTTAGAAAAAGCACGTAAAAGCGTTAATAGAACAAGTGCTGTTGTCATATCACAAAATAACCAATTAGAAGCTTCTAATGAAAGTTTAGCTGCTTCTAATAGACGTGTTGCGGCTACAGCAGGTGAAGGTTCACGTAAATATAAGGCCGCTACAGCAGCAGCCCGGCAAGCACAAGCGCAAACATCTAATTTGATATTTCAGGTACAAGATATTGTTGTAGGGCTTCAGGGCGGGCAAAAACCGCTTACAGTGCTTCTTCAACAAGGGGCGCAAATACAAGGCGCTTTCGGGCCGGGTACAGGCGTTATAGCGATCCTGAAGGGGGTAGGAAACGCTGCTATTCAAATGGTGAAACCCTTCTTACCGATAGTAGCTATAGCTGGTGTTATTGCAGGTGGTTTTCAAGTATTCGGTAGTGAAATTAGTAAAGCTACAGGCGAAAGTGTTAACTTTTCAGATACATTATTAGCTACTATGCAAGTAGGCGGTGAAGCGATAGCTAATTTCTTTTTGCCTACAGTACAATCTATAGCACCTTATTTTAAACAAGGTTATGATTTTATAATTGATAATACAGGTAAAGTTGTTAATTTCTTTGTTGGTAATTTTGTAGGTGGTATTAATGTAATTAAAGCTGCATGGGGTTTATTACAAACTGATACAGCTAGTGTTCTTAAGTTAACGGCTAACTTCACTGTTGCTTCTATAGAAAAGACTGTAAATCTAGCTTTACGTATTCTACAAGCACCTGTTGAATTAGTTGAAAAGTTAGCTAAAATAGCTGGTAAGGATTTTGAATTTGATACATTTCAAATAGAAATACCTAAGCCTTTTGATTTAACAGATGCAGAAAAGAATTTACAAGCTGATTTAAAAGCAATTTTTGATGAAGCTAAAAATAAAAATTTTGCAGGTGCTTTTTTTGATAGTGTTACAATTAAAGCTGTTGAAAATTCAAGAAAGCGCATATCTAAAGCTTTAACTGGTTTAGATAAAAACGATACTTCACAAACTGAATTATTAAATAAACAAGCTGCTAACATAAGAGCTTTAACGGGTACTTATAATGATTATGGTAAAGCTTTAGCTATAGCACAAAAACGTACTGAATTAATAGTAGAAGCTAAAAAGAAGAAGATAAAAATTACGCCCGGTGTAACGGCTGTAATTAATGGTTTAGCTAATGCTTATGGTAGCGCTGTTGCTAATCTTGAACGCGCTAAACAAGTTCAAGGTGTTATTGATGATATAAACGGGCCTGTTGTTAATTATGCACAATCTATACTTAATTTAACTGAAGCTTTGGATAAAGGTTATATAAGCCAAAATCAATTTAATGAAGCAATAGGAAAATCGGGCCTTGTCCAAGATTTGAATGATATTAAAGCGTCATTAACAAATACTGCTACAGCTTATAATCAAGTTATTTCTGAAATAGATCAAACAACTTTGATAGCTGGTAATATTGTAGAAGATGCTTTTAGAGCGGGTTTAATAAATATTGATGAAAAAGTAAAACTTCTTCAAGAATTAAACACTAAAGCGAGTTTAGATAAAAATGCAGCTAATGATAATCGTACACAAGGTATTCGTGATTTTGATAAATCATTAGGCGGTACGTTTAAAGATAATGCTGAAATTGACCAATTAAAATTGGATCAAGAAAATAAAATTATATTACTTCAGCAATATAGAGAACAAAAGCTTTTAACAGAACAACAATATGATGAACGTGAAAAAGCTTTAAAACGTCAAACAAGTCAAGAAATAATAGCTATAGAAAACGCTAGAAAGAATGCTATTTTAGCTGGTGCTATAGGCATAGGTGATAGTTTAGCTTCTATAACTGCTGATATAGCAGGTAAACAAAGTACAGCTTATAGAGTTATGTTTGCTGCTTCTAAAGCATTTGCTATTGCTGATAGTATTATCAAAATACAACAAGCAATATCACAAGCGTTAGCTGATCCTAGCGCCTTGACATTACCACAAAAAATTGCTGCTGTTGGTGTTGTTGCTGCACAAGGTGCTAGTATAATATCAAATTTAAATGCAGTTAGTGGTGCAGGATTTAGAACGGGCGGTTTTACTGGAAATGGTCAAAATTCAGCAGTAGCCGGGGTTGTTCATAAAAATGAATTTGTTGTTGATGCCGCAACAACAGCAGCTAATAGACCTGCTTTAGACAATCTTCATAGAACGGGGCGTTTACCATCTGATACGCCAAATGTACAAGCACCGCAAGTTAAACAAGAAATAACAAATAAGTTTAAACTTGTTAATGCAACTGGTGTACCTATGCGTATGGAATATACAGATGAAAATACTATTAGATTGATTGCTGAAGAAGCAGCTAGTAACGCTGTTAAGGATCAAGTACCTAAACAATTTAAAAACGATCTTGCTAATCCTAATTCTGATATATCAAAAAGTATAAGCGCCCATACTAACGCAGGTAGAAGGTTAGGATAATGGAACATCTTAAATTTACTATTATAGAAGGTAATGCTTTAACTTTTCAAAACGGTTTAATCATTCAAAAAGTCCGGGGTGGATCATCTAAAGTGCGTAAGGATATTGTGGGCAGTCCTATATTAACAACAGCAAGTTTGCAATTAAATCCGCAACAATATAATGAGTTTATGGCATTTTATAATGTTTTAATTAATCAAGGTTCCGATGCGTTTACTAATGACATGATGGTTGATGGTTGGATTGTAGAACGTCAACAAATTCAAATAGTATCAGAACTAAGTGCCAATTTTGAAGGTTTAACTGCTTATATTGATTTTCAAATAGAAGTAAATCCTAGGGTTATTGATGATAATTATAAAATATTGTCACCTTTTGTTTATTATTATAATAATGAAAATAAAATATTTAATATTATTGAAAAATTTGTTAATTTTGATTTAATGGGTGATTTTTAATAAAATGATTACACCTATACAATTTTATTTAAACGGTAATAGAAATATTGCAGAGCTTGAAACTGTTGAAATTAGTCATCCTAATTTTAGTAAAGTATATAGATTTGTTAGAAATCATATGCAAGGTATCAATGCTACAATTGAAACTAATAAAATTGTAAATTTTGAATACCGTCCTATTATATTTGATATATTAGGTTTTAAAGACGATTTGGATCAAAGTATAAATATTTCATTAGGTACTTTAGGTGAAATTTTTCCTATGGAATTAAAACGTGTTCGTGAAAATGATGGATTTTTAATTAAGCCCACAATAATTTATAGAACCTATGCAAGTAATGATTTAGTAAATATTTTAAAAGGGCCAGTAAATTTATTATCTAATCAATTTGTATCACGTGAAGATGGTACAAGTATGTTAGCTGAAGCGGAAACAATAAATAATACAACAACTGGTGAAATATTCGATCTTATACGTTTTGAAGGTTTAAGGGGTTATACATAATGACCTTTGATGTTGATAAATACCTATTTAAAAAGTTTCATCCTTATGATTATAATTGTTGGCACTTATTAATAGATTGCGTAAAAGATTTTCATGGTATTAATTTACCAGATTATACACCTAAATTTTTAATTGATAATCAGAATGTAAAAGATCAATTTACAGAAGAAAGAATTAACACTTTTCAAAAGGTGCATAAAAGTAATAAGGAAAATGGCCTTATTGTATTAATGCAACATAAAATATTAATACCCCATGTTGGTTTTTTATATGATAATAAAATATTATCTATGAAAACAAGCGGTCCCACTTATGAAAATATATTAAATGCAAGTCGTGGTTTTAAAACTTTAGAGTATTATAAATGCAAACTTTAATAATAGGTGATAATGTTTTTGATGCTTCTAAATGGGAAACTTTAGAGGTTGAAAATATACATTCATATGTAGAAAAAAAATATCCAATTACTATAGATGGTGATGGTGCGGCTATAGGAGGTTTACCCCATACTGCTAGATTTTATGAAGGTTACATAAATAATAAATGCGACATAACCCCAAAATGTCAAGAAGAAATAGATTATATGAATAATAGCAAAAGTGTTATTTTTCTTATTATATTTCCTGCTGATCCAATATCATTAATTGTTTCTGTTGTTGTCGGTATTGCTGCTGTTGCATCTACATTATTATTATTACCAAAAGTACCAAATTTAAGAAATAATCAAGCTGCAAGTAGTAATAACTCTTTAGCAAATAGAACAAATCAACCTAGAATTAATGCTAGAATTAAAGATATATTCGGGCAAGTTAAAGATTATCCTGATCTTATTGGCCCCCCCATAACTATGTTTGAGGGTGAAAATGAAGTTGAAATAGCTGATATGTGTATCGGTAGAGGTGAATATCTTGTTGAAAAAATTCGTGATGGTGAAACATTAATTCAATCAATACCCGGATCGAGTGTAGAAATATATGCCCCTAATACATCTGCACAATTTTCTGCATTCACCCCTCAATTATCAATAGGTTTGCCGATAGATAAAGGTATTTATAGAAATAAGAAACTTAATGGTGTTAACGGCCAAACATTAAACCCTTCTAATGCAGGTGAAGTTATTAATGGCTTTAATAATATTAAATTTAAATATCCAAATGAAATAATAACAAATCAAACAACATCTAATTTAGATGGTTTTTTTGGTGATACCTCTTCAGGTTTTTTTAGTAGTTTTTCACAAGCTTTTGAAATTGGTCAAATATTAAAAGTTACAAGAGCTTCTTTTACTAAAAAGGGAATATCGGACAGTTATCAAATATCAGGTAAATTTTCATCAAATTCAATAATTATGACTTCATCCATATCTGGTTTAAAATCTGGTGATTTTATAAAATTATCAAGAGCTATATTTACAACAACATCTACTACTACGGATGTGCAAATAACCGTAGTGCCTGTTGTAAACAATACTATAGGCTTTAATCCTGAAATTGATACAGAAACAGGCGCTATTATAGGGGGTTCTATAACAGGTGATATTTTAGTATCAGCATCATCTTCAACAGATAGGGCAACCGTAACAGCTAATACAAATGTATTAAATCTTAACGGTACTTATCAAATATCAAATGTGTCAGAAAACGGTTTAGTTATAACTTTAATTAATCCATTTTCTATAAACTCTGAATGGAATAATATAAATTCAACATTTCCCGATACTTCTGAAACACCTTTTAAAGATTTAACTATTGATGTTATTCAACCTGATATATCCGTTAATTTAAATGGATCATACACTATTACGAATATAACAAATTCTATAATAACTTTATCTAACCCCTCTAATATAAATAATGAATGGGAAATATTACAAAATTTTCCTTCTAATCAAAGTGATTTTATAAGTCCTACTTTATCTGTTGACGGTGGTGGATGGGTGGGGCCATTTATTATAGAAGAGGGTGATAACATAGTTAATAATTTTGTGGCACTTCAAGGTTTATGGAAAGATGATGGTGAAAAACAAATATCTGCTAGTGTGGGCATACAGATAGAAATAACACCTTTAGATAATAATGATAATGCTAATGGATCAGTTATTTTATCAACTATTACTTTATATGGATCGTCTGAAGAAAGAGATAGGATAGGTAAAACGTCAAATATTAATTTTGTAGGTCGTTGTAGCATTAGGGCGCAAAGAATAACTCCTGCTGATCTTGAATTTGAAGGTACTGTTGTTGATGAAGTTAAGTGGTTATCATCTTATTCACGAAAAAGAATGACACAGCCCCATTTTGGTAATGTTACTACAGTAAGAAGCAAAACTATAAATACTCCGGCTGCTTTATCTATTAAAGATAGAAAATTATCAGCAATAGTAACTAGAAAACTTCCAGTTAGATTATCCGATAATACATTTGATTTAAATGATTTACAACCTACAAAAGATTTTGCTGATATATTATCATTTGTTGCTTTAGATAATTTTATAGGTAGGCGTTCTTTAGATCAAATTGATGTACAAAATATTTATCAAACAAGAGATGAAATATTAAGTTATTTTACACACGATAATAGTTATGATGGTTCTGATTTTGTAGAATTCTCATATACTTTTGATAATGAAAATGTTTCATTTGAAGAAACAGTTAATACTATTTGTTCTGCTGTAAATTGCGTTGCCTTTAGACAGTGGAATAAAATAAGAGTGCTATTCGAAAAACAAGAAAATAACTCATCTATGGTTTTTAGTCATAGAAATAAAATACCTAAAAGTGAAACACGTACTTATAAATTTGGTATAGAAAATAATTATGATGGTGTTGAATTAACTTTTGTATCTCCTAAAGATGATACTGAAATGATATTAAAGGTACCAGATAATAATATAAGTAATCCTAAAAAAATAAAAACAATAGGAGTTAGAAATGAAAGACAAGCTTATGTTATAGCTTGGCGTATTTGGAATAAATTATTATATTCTAATATATCAACTGAATTTACATCAACCGCTGAAGGAAATATTGTTAAAAGAAATGATAATATTATTGTTTCAGATAATACAACACCTATAACTTTTGATGGTGAAATATTAGAACAACAGGGTCTAACTTTAAAGTTATCACAATCTATACAATTTCAAGATAATGAAACATATTATATTGCTGTACAACACATAAATAAAACAACTGAAATTGTTCAAATTACACAATCTGATTTAGGTGATAATTACGTATTATTAAATACACCTTTAACTTATGTTGTATCAACATCTGATACAAATTATTCAAAATCTTCATTTATTATATCTAAAGAAGATACAATGAATAGTGATAAATTTATTGTTGTTGAAAACAGAATATCGTCAACATTATCAAGTACAATTTCAGCTATTAATTATGACAATAGATATTACGCAAATGACTTAGTTAGCGATAACGCACCAGAATTAGACGTTATGACGCCTTCTACAGAACCTACACCCACAAGTAACCCAAATCAACCTATACCGCCTACAACATCTGATATACCCACAGAACCCATACCTCCGATATTCGATCCCAGTTTTTAATAATTTTTTTATGTTAAACCCTTGATAAATATATTTATTTGATTTATTTTAAATCAAATAATAAATAGAAAGAAATTTTAAATGACTGACCCTATTACAATACAAGATTTGGCAGATGCTAATTTAGATTTAGAAAGTTTATCTAAATTTATAAATTCTAATGGTAATTCTCTAACTACTAGATTGGGTGGGGATAAAGCAACATTAACAAAAATTATAGATGACCTAGCAAATAAAAATATAGGTATTGAAGCTGCTGCTATTATTAATGCTAAACTTGATAGTATTATAAGATATCAAACAAATAATGATAATCTTATAGATCAAAATACAGCTAGTTTTGATTTGGTTCATTTTTTAAATGATACTATACCTGTTACTGCAAATACTGTATCGGGATTAAATGTAGTATATCTTAAACCTGATACTTATTATACTTTTTCAGGGCTGGGTGTAATAATAACTTCTAATAATGGATATATGGAAGATGAAAATGGTCTTAAAACTATTATAAATTGGTTAAATTTTACTCCTACAGAATTTCCAAATTCAAGATATTTTAAAACACCAAATGTGGGTGATGAAATTAAAGTTTATTTGAATAGTAAAACAGATAATATTAATAGAACTATTAATGGTAACATTATGCTATCTGAAGGAATAGGAACAAAACCTTATGTTGAATACAGCGCAAATGCTGTTATAAATGAAAATGCTTTAATATCTGTTATAGAAAAATTTATACAAATTAATAATGAGGATATTTTTTATCATATATCTAATTCTGATAATTTATTAGATATAAATTCTGTTACTGGTAATATTAAACATACGGCTACAGAAACAAATGATAGAGGTACATCTATATACGCAGGTGTTCCTACACTATATTTAGAAGCGGGTAAAAGTTATACAATGTCTGGTACAGGTTCATTTGCTGCTTTTGGTCATTATATAGATATAAACGGTAATTATTTAAGCCCTATTCAATGGATAAATACAAATGTTGTAGATGCTATAAGAGCTAAATATTTTAATATGCCTTTAAATGCATCTGGTGTTAATTTAAATGTTAGATGGGATAATGATAATGATACATTTATTTCTGATAGGGTAAAATTAGAATTAGGGGTAGTTGGTGGTGACGATCCGATAGCTTATATTAAAGGGCTAAGAAAAATAAAAAATGATCTTATAAGTGAAACTTTTAGACCTTCTTCATCACAATCTTATTATAGTAGAACTGGTACAACTGATAGTAATGGTAAAACATTAGATAATAATGGTAATTTGATTACAGCTATTAGTTTAGTATCTTCATTACCTATAGGTGCAAATAAAGTTGTTTATAATAATTTTGGGCCTTCTGGTTATGAAAATAGTGTTATAGTAGAGGCTTTTTAAAATGGCATTTTCTTATATTGAAATACCAACTACTATTTATGGTATTTCCATAGGTGGACAATCTAATGGCGCTACTTCAGCAGAACGTGTTAATAACGAAACTATTTTAATAGATAATATATCAAATGGTTCCGAAAAATCACTTATGTTTTTAAACGGCCCTTTACATAATCAAAGTGATGAACCTTTAGAAGAATTAGAATTACTTAGAGAAACGGCTAAACAAACTGGTATTTTTAGCTATCATGGTGAAAGCGGTTTAACTGCTGGTGCTAATTTATTGCAAAATTTAGGATTTGATGATTTTTGCATTTACGGTATTTTTGCAGTAGGGGGTAAAGGCGTAGGTTATTTTAATTCTGGTTATACTTCACCGCAAATACTAATAGATGGAGGTATAGAAGATATTACTGATATTAATGATAATTGGTATAATTCTGTTTTTAAACCTTATATAATAGCTTCTAATAAAACTGCTACTGATAGAAATGTTAACTATATTCATTTAATTACTGCTGATAGGCAAGGTGAAGCTAATAATGGTGCAGGTGTACTTGATTATTATAATTTACGTAAAAATAATATACATGAACAAGAAGCTTTTATAAAATCTATTACCGGGCAAACCGAAAATGTAATATCATTAAGTTATCAAACATCTTGGAACACTTTGCAAAATAATCCTGATCCTGATTTTATAGATACTTTTAAACCTGCTACAGCTACTTTAGATCAGTTACGTTTACATGAAGATGGTGTTTCACTTATAACATCTGCTATTTACCCTTTTGAACATAAATCAGATGAAATACATACTAATGCCAAAGGTCAAAACGATATGGGTATTTTAAGAGGTTATGTTTTTAATAGAGTTATAAATGGTTTAGATAGCGGTTTACCATACCCTTCAAGAAATATACAAATTGTAGATAAAACCATAACTATAGAATTTTTAGGTGATTTTGTAGAACCATTACTTGTTGATAAATCATTTTGGGACACTACAGATTGTGGGCTAAGTGTAAAAGATAAAAGCGGTATAAATAATATTAATACAATAACTGTTTCTGGTAGAAATATTGTTTTAGAACTTGACAGATTTCTAAACGGTTTGGAAGGCGAAAGAGAGGTGAGTTATGCTTTTGAACATAGAGCTTCTAATTCATTAACATCGCCTCATAGCGGAACCGGGGATATAAGAGATAGCTCTATTATTGATCCTAATAGGCTTGATATTAGAAGATGGTTGCCACATTTCAAAATAGCATTTTAATTTGGTCTTGTCCGAATAATTAAAAAGGTATTTCATCATCTAAATCAAAACGTAAAGCTTCTTTAGTTATTACTTGAAAACCTAAGCTATCGTCTTGTACGGTAGCTTTTTTATGGGCCTATTATAATAACCAACATCAAGAAGAATATATTTAGTTTCTTGTATATACCATTGATAATCTAAATCTTCTGGTAATTGATCTGGTAATTCTAATAAAGGCCAAGCGCCCCGGCTCTTAGGAACCATATTACCTTTAGGTGTTTCAATAAATCCTAATTCATTCTTCTTATAATACCAACGTATGTTTTTACCTATAAGTACATTATCTTTATATGCACCCCCGGTAACATTTCTTACTGTTACAAATTTTCTAATGTCTTGGCAAGACCTAACTGTATCTTCAATTGGTATTTCTTCAGTTATTAATTTAATGGCTGCTTCAATACATATACTATTTTGGGGGTTTTTCTGAAGTGCAAAATTCCATTCATCATCAAAGAATGGATTAGTAAAAGCACCTTTTCCTTTAGTTTTGCCGTTAGTTTTTACAGCTATATAATTATTAACATCACGCCCATAATAACCAGAATACATAGTTTCTTCAGTTATAAAATTAGTTATATTTTCCCATTGTTTACATATATCATCAAATTCATCTTTACGATCTGTTGGAACCAAAGTTACAACACCATCTGTATTAGCCGATACTACTTCAAAACCATTTGTTTCAAACATATCAATAAGCATAAGTAAACAAAGCTGGCCCGTTAAGGTTATTTGAATTACCATTTGTGGGCTATATACAGCAGAATATTTATTACCAAATTTACCAAAAGTACCGTTAATAGTAATTTTTAAACTATCAGATACAGCTTTATTTTTAGCAGCTTTAGCAGCTAATCTTCTTTCAACAATAGTTTTATAAACATCAAGAAAAGCTTCACCCATTTGTTTAGGATATAATTTTTGATTTAATATTATAGCAGGATAATAACTAGCTACATCACGATCTATAATTAACATATCTTCAGTAGTGTTATAACTAACTTTACTTTCTTGACTATGTAAACCACCTATACCTAGTTTATATTTTTTATCATTTATTTCAATTACATAGTTTTTCAATTCTTCAGGCATTTGAATATGGCCTGAATATCCTATTTCAAAACTAGCATTACGAATAACTTCTAATGCTTCATTTAATTGTTGAAAATTATATGTTAGATAAGAAGGTATATCATAACCATAACAAACACCTTCATCAATAGTTGGCGGGTAAACTTTACGCCCTATTAGTTTTTCAACTTCACTTTTTATAACATATTCAGCAATTTGTGCATCTGATTTTGATCTTAAATCAATACCGTATTGTACACCCATTTGAGTACGTAAATTTATCTGTTTAACAAGTTTATTATAAATATGAATATTTACATCTAAATCATTTATACAATATATTAATGTATCATATTGCTGTTGTGGTGTTAATTCAGTACCCGGTTTTATTGGAAGGTCTTGCATACGTTTAAAGTGTAAACGCCCGCCATATAGCTTTAAACTGGCCTTAAGGGGGCATACATTAATAAGATCAACAGAATTACCCCCTTGTATCTTAAATCCAAAATGTTTTTCTACTATCCAAGGGGGCGGGCCTTGCATACCGCCACCGGGAATTATATAACTAACTACCTTAAATAATTCATCTGTATCATCAAAATTACTAAGTATTGCCCACACTAGAACATCATCAAACCAATGATTATTAAAACCTACTATTTCAAAATTATGAATAACCCATAGAAATAAATCATAAGGCGCTTTTTCACCACGTCTTACTTCTAGGGCTAAAACTCTACCTGTTTTAAATGATTTGAAACAGGCGCAATAATAGTTAGGGTAAGTTTCCATATCAAAAGATAGACGCCCGCCTATTTCTTCTGTAAGCGTTTCTTGTGTAAACCATTCAATTATAGGGTTTGCATAAATAGGTGCTGTATAACGTTCACCGCTTAATGCTATAGGTTGTTTACTTTTCTTTCTAAATGCATCTTCATCAAAAAACATTAGTAGCTACCTGTTACCTTATGAATTAAACCACGAAAATTATTACCTTCAATGTAACAAGCTGTTGGATGGGAAGTAAAATCTATTTTATCAACATACTTAGATACTGCTTTAAAATATTCACCCCCGTAATATTGCATATTATAGCCATAAAATAAACCGTCTTCAGAAGAACCTATATTATATTTAGAACCTTCTCCTTCATGGCTGCATGAATACACTACACCATCATTAAAATATACACCATCCCCGAAATTACAAAAAGGTAGTACATGTGTTATACCTTTAAAAAACTCGCTATTAATAGGTTTAAGATCAGTCTTGATATTAAGAAAATCATTAACATTAGGATAGTTATCTTCAGGGTTATATATTTTAATCCAAGCACCATTATCATAATAAAAAGTTAGGCTGTTTTGCCCGCGTCCTATATGAGTTATAGAAAGTTTTTTACCAACATCTATTAATATTTTTACAGCCTTCTTTGATACAAGTATTCTTTCACCTATATTAAAACCGTGATATGATTGTAAAATAACACTAGCGTTAACTCCACAACAAGTAGGCCCGTCAATACATACATTAGATAGTACAATTTTATCATTTTTATCATCTACAATAACAGCTACTTTTTGAAGCGCTTCAATCATATAATCATTGACTGCTAAAGTATGTGGATCAGGTTCAACAAAAGCAAATGCAGAAGGGTTAGCGCATTGCATAATAACAGTTTGTTTTTTACCTTCTATTCTAAGGCTTTCAGCTTTAGTTGTTGAAAACGTTAACCCGGAACCACATTTAGTAAGGGCTGTTGATAATTCATGCGTTTGTGGGCATACTTCTAAATCTAAACCTATTGGATGGGACATAGCAATATCACCATCAAAACAGGTAGCAAAGCCATTATGTAATCTTACATGCTTTTCTAATATTGATAAATTAGCCCGTTTAGGATGGACTTTTTTAACAAATCTAATTGCATTAACTATTAATGCTGTTTTTCTACTAACTGGTTTAGGCATTATTAATACTGTTAAAAATAGGGTGTGTTTGTTTTTGTATGAAATAGTCTTTTAAGTATTGCATACTTTTTTAGCATTTGTTTAACATTATGTGTTTGTGGTTCTGCTTTCATAAACCCAAACCAAGCTTTATTATATTCATCTAAAGCAGTTTTAATTTCTAAATCATCATTTGATTTAAGCCATTTAATAACACGTTCATCTATTGACATATTAATACTCGCATCTAGTTACTTTGGGGTATTCTTGATTTGTTATCACATGAATAAACTTAGGTATAGGTAAAGATGATGTTTTTGTTAAAGCTTCATCTATCGTTTTAGGTGGTTCTTCTGGTGAACGTTCATACCACCATTCTTTAGCTTCACGTCTTGCAAAACCGTCTTTACCGCTTGTTTCAAAATGTTCTAAACAAACCCATTCTAAAAACTTCTTTGTACCAGATACTTTAAGTTTGTTATTTGTTGGTAATTTATCACATACATAAGTAACCCTTAAAGTTGGCAATTTACCAGTTACTTGATTTTTTCTATACCATACGTTTCTAACTTTATAGCGTTCTTCTGTTGGTTTTTCCCTTGTAATTAATTCACGTGTATCTGCTTCTTCATCAATCTTTTCTTCTATAGGAAAAACATAATCGCAATAATCACATATAGGTTTAGTTGCGTGTGAATAATGGTCACATTCGGGACAAAGCCTTACAGGCGCGTGTGTTAGTCCATCCCCTTTCCCTTGGCCCTTTTTTCGCTGTTTTGGCCTTACAGGATCGTTTATAGGGCCAATTCGGGCCGTATTCCCGGCAAAGTCCATTACAAGGCAATCGGTCTTTATACCGGGCCATAGAGCGAATAAACCGGGATCAATTTCAATTTCACCGCCACCCCAAGGCCGCGTACCACGCCCTAGCATTTGTACCCATAAGACCGGGCTTTGTGTAGGCCGTAAAACGCCTATAAGGTCTAATGGTGGATGGTCAAAACCAGTAGTTAAAATACCCATATTAACCATTGCTCTAAACTCACCTTTTAAATAAGCTTTTAAACGGCTATTTCTTTCTTTTTTCCTTATGCCGCTATGAACAAATGTTGATGAAATACCTTGATTAATTAATTCACGGTTTATAGCTTCAACATGATTTTTACCTGATCCAAATAGTAACCATGATTTTCTATCAAATCCATATTGACACATTTCAGATACAGCAGCTACGGTTTTAGAATGAACGTTAACAGCTTTTTCTAATTGACCTTTTACATAGTCACCTTGTCTTATTTGAACACCATCAACTTCTAAAAACGTTTCAGGTCTTTTAGGTCTTAATGGTGCTAAATAACCTTGTTCAATAAACCATATAAAATCTTCACGTTTGGTTCTATCATAAACTATATCATCAAAGATACTACTATCTATCAAGTTACCAGAACCTAAACGGTAAGGAGTGGCTGTTAAACCTATAACCCTTAAATATGAATTTAATTGTTTAAAATGAGCAAATACCAATTGATATTGTGTTTGATCTTTAGGGCTTATTAAATGACATTCATCTACAAGTATAGCGTCAAATGGATCAAATAATTCTAATGCCTTGGTTACACTTTGAATAGAACCAAATGTTATAGGTTCACTTGTAACTCTTTTATTTAACCCGGTACAAAAATAACCAACAGTTATTTCTATTGATACTTTTTCAAACTTCTTACCGTTTTGTTCAACTAATTCTTTAACGTGTGTAAGGTTTAAAATTCGGCCATGTCCAATTTTAGCAGACCTCATTGCTTTAATTAGTGCTTCGCAAATTTTAGCAATAACTATAGATTTACCTGTACCGGTTGGTAAGCAAATCATAGGATTACCACGATAGTTATTTAAGTAACTAATTGTAGCATCTATAGCTTCTTGTTGATAGCAACGGGGTATGAACATTTATTATTTACCAATAATAATAGCAAATAATAACCAAATTATACTTTTTTTATATTTACGTTTAGTATAAAAATATACAGCCATACCCATATTAATAGCGTATAATAACACGCTTAATATTTTTATTAATTCAATCATTATTTTAAACTATCCTACTATGTGCTTGGCAACCTATCATAATAAAATCATCTGGTATTTGTGCATTAACATCTTTATGTTCACAAAACCATTTACCGTTATCTGTTGCTATTGCAAACTTACATGATCTGCAATTAATAGCTATATCACCTTTACCTTCATGACATAATCTATAATCACCTTTATTATAATCACACCATTTACATTTAAAAGCAGCGCTATTATTAGCTATTCTTTGTGGTGGTTCTTTAGCTTTAATTATACGTAAAGCTTTATCTTCTATTGATTTAATATAATCATAATCAACATGCCATATTTCTATATGACGTTCATCATTATCTTTATTGAAGCCCACAATACCCGCGTAATTCAAACCATAATCTTTAGCGTATTTTGAAGCTTGTACAAAGTATTCATGTTTAGATACCCTAACACCCTTATCTTTATACTGTTTAAAGTTTTTAGAATTGAATGATTTGGGATCAAGCACAATTACAAAATCTTCATAATCGGGAACCTTCCAAAACATATCAACACGTCCGCTAAGATGTGCTATTTCAGAAGATGATTTAAATTGTTTACCTTGATAATTAGGAATAACGCCTTGTTCTGCTGCTAAACATTCATGCTTTTTTTGCCCTGAAACGTCTTCACCTCTTGCAACAGTTTGAGTGCATATAAGTTTTTTACTTTCAGGAATAGCACTATATAAATCAGTATCTTTTATATAATAAAGAGTTTCTTTAGTTTCGGGATCAACATAATATATCTCTTGGTTAGCTTGTTCAAATAACTGAATAGCCCGGTCTTCATATATTTTACCGCTTTCAAATATTTCAAGTACATTAACAGGTAAAGGTTCTGGTGTTTTAACTTTCCTGAAATCATACCATAATTGGCGTTCACAATCTTTACCTATTGAACCTACGCCTAATTTGTGAAGCCCGTATGGTTCACGTTTATTTTTTTCAATAACCCCTTCATCTAAAGCTGTATTTAATCTTGTAAGAACAGTACGTATTTTATCATCATCCCTTACAGGCCGTTGTTTATTTTTTATCCCATTTGGTAAATTTAAAACAGTCATAACAAAACCTAAAAAAGGGCGGGTTAATTAAAACCCGCCAAGTTAAAACGTTATAAAGGGGAAAGAAATTATAACGTAAATTAAGACCTTATGCTTGTGGTGTTGCATTAGGGTTAGCAAATCCAGCTACAGGTGCGGGCGCTGCTTGTGTTGTGGCTGGTGCTTGTGCAGGGTTAGCAGGTGCGTTACCACCCCATGCGCCCGGTTGCGCTGCTGGTGCTGGTGCGGGGGCTGCTGCTGGTGTACCTTGTATTTGAGGTGTACCAGACATTGCAGGGGCTGGTGCTGCTACCGGGGCCGCTACAGGTGCAACAGCTACAGCAGGTGCAGGTTGCCCGGCTTGTGGTGCTTGACCGCGTACAGGTGGATTACCGCCAATATCCATATAAGCTTTGATATTATTTGTGGGCTTATCTTCACCTTTATCATTTTTATATGTTGTTTGTTCAACACGCGCCATAAACGGCTTACCGTGTAATTGTGCAGTTGTTTGAAAAGTTAAAACACCAGTTACATGTGAAATAGCAGACATCGTAGCTTGTCCAATTTCAACAGCAGTTGCATTAGCGTTTTTAACATTAATATTTTCAAAAATAACTTTATCTTTTTCCGGGCCTTCTAAAACCTTCATTCCAAGCATAATCATTTGATTACCCTTATCATTGCTTTTTAGATCAGATGAAATAATACTTAATTTGTATTCACCTGTTGGTATAATATCACCACTACCAGTAGCGGGATCAAATTGTGTTGCATCAAATGCAAAAGTAACACCTTTAGACATAATAAATTCCTTTTTGTTAGTCTGTTTTAGGTTAGGGCTTTAGTAATAAGATTATTCAAATTACCAAATTCTACGGTATCAAGTTTGCCTGTACGATCTTTTGCATCATAGCGTTCATCTTGAACTGTACGTAGTTGGGATAACGGGAATTTACCCCCGTTAGGATCAGGTACGGTATAAGCATGTAAGAAAAAATCAAATTTAAAAGGTATGTATTCCCTAAGTTTTTGACCTTCAAATTTTGCTGTATATTGAGCTATGCCTAAATTATCTTCAACACGATCTTGTTTAGCTATAACATAAACATGTTTACCTTTAATACTTAATAAATTATTAAGTATTTTTTCCATATCCATTTGCATAGAACCGTATGCTTGTTGACCATGAACTTTTTTACCGCCATTAGATTTACCGCTTAAATAACCTAAAACTATATTTCTTGATAATTGGCTTGCATCATCTAAACATAAAGTGTCCCAATTATTTATATTTTCAGCAGAACCCAAATAATTAAAAGCTTCTTCAAAATCAGCTAAATCTTCAATCTTAATAACTGGTAGATTAAAACCCTTTAAGGATAATAAACCCCCATCTGTTGAAAGTATAATAGGGCGGGGTGCAGTTGCTATTAGCCGGGTTTTTTGCGATCCCGTACGCCCATAAACAAGTATTTTAACACCGTCTAAACCTTCATTAGCTGTACTTTCAATTTGAATAGCCATTAAATGTAATACGGATAACCCGCACCTTCTGTATATTCACCATATGCTGTTTTAAAAGTTGCAGGTTCTAAGGCCGCATTTAATGCAGCCAAAGAAATAGTATTTAATAGGAACTGTTTATACATTCTAGGCTTTCGGGGCGGTTACGCTAAATGTGGGCTTAGCTTCTTTAATAGTAAGCACACGATTTACCATAGTTTTTTCTTTTGGTTCTAATTTATCATATATACTTTTTGACATTTTAACAGACCATGTAAATAACATTTTAGCAATGTTATCACCTAAAGCCTCTTCAAGTGCTGTTACTTCATCATTAGTACCAGTTACAGTAATTGTTTCTTTGCGAACCAATTTACCTTTATAGCCGCGTCCTAGATCAAAATTATTTGTACCAATAACAGTTTTACCTTCTTCAATTTTACGTCTAGCAATTTCATCACGGTATTGACTTTCTAATGCTTTCCAAGCGTCAAGATTTTGTTTTGCTTCTTGTTGCTTTGCAATTAGCGTTTCAAGGGTAAGGTTTTTAATTTGGGCTTCAGTCATTTTATTCACTCCACAAGTTAAGTTATGTAGTCTTAGTATCATAATAAGAATTATGGTCAAGTGAAAAAATACATAAAATTATAAGTAGACAAGAATTATTTTTGTGTTATCCCATGCCTACAAATCAATTTGTTTCCCCGGATTAACCTTTATGTCAGTGTCTTTAAGAGAACGCACTTTAGAATTACTTAAAGATCGTTCTGAAAGCTTAAAAGTAATATCTGATAAAACGGGATTAACAGAACCTTGGCTTGAAGCCTTTTTATATCAAAAACCTAAAAACCCTAGTGTAACAAGTGTTCAAAAATTATATGAATATTTAACAGGTAAAGCTTTGTTAGATGAGTAATTTTAATAATATACCTATTGAAATGAAAAGCTTTCGCCAATGGATTACATGGCGTGAAGAATACGTTGAAGAAATTGTTAAAGGTGAAACTGTATGGAAAAAAACCAAAATACCTTATAACCCTTTAACAGCTAAAAAAGCTTCAGTAACATTACCTGATAATTGGGTTACATTTGATGAAGCTTTGGAAGTATATCAACAAGGTCATTATACAGGCATTGGTTTTGTTCTTACTGCTAACGATCCTTATATATTTATTGACTTTGATAAACCAAAAGATTTCTTATCACGTGAAGATCAATTAGAAATATTAAACCGTCAACAAAAAATATATGATAGTTTTGATAGCTATTCTGAAGTATCACCTTCAGGCCACGGTTTGCATATCATTTGCAAAGCCCCTAATCTTGATAGCGGTAGAAGACGCGGATCAATAGAGTTATATTCATCAAATCGTTATATGACTATGACGGGTAATGTGTACGGTAATAAAACTGAAATAAATGATCGTACAGAATTAACAAAAATACTATATGATGAAATGCAACCAAAAATAATAGAGGCTGGTTCATTTCAAGGTTCTTTAGAACAAAAACTAACAGATGATGAATTATATCATACTATAGTAAATGCCGAAAATGGGGCTAAAGCAAAAGACCTAATTCAAGGTAATTGGATTAATTATTATCAAAGCCAAAGTGAAGCAGATTTTGCACTAATAAATATTATCAGTTACTATACAGATAATATATCACAAATATTAAGATGTTTTAGATACAGTGAATTAGGTAAAAGAGATAAAGCGCAACGTAATAACTATCTAATCAAGATGGTTCAATACTCATTTGATAGAAAATTACCCCCTGTTGACATTGAAGCCTTGCGTTTGAATATGTTAGCTGCTATGCAAAATCAAGGTGTGGGGGAAGCGGCTATAGCGCCCGGCGTTGCCACTCCACAAGTATCAATTGCTGTTGAAGCTATAGCTGCTAACCCGCACCCCGCGCAAATTTCAGATAATCAATTAGATCAATGGCCTAGCGGTTTAACCGGGGAAATAGCTAAGTATTTCTATCATTCTTCACCGCGACCTATTAAAGAAATAGCCATAACTGGCGCTATCGGTTATATGGCTGGTATTGCGGGCCGGGCTTATAATATTTCTGGTACAGGGCTTAATCAATATATTTTATTATTGGCTGGTACAGGTACAGGTAAAGAAAGTATTGCTAGTGGTATTTCACGCCTATCAAGTAATATACAGCCTAATTGCCCTACAATAATTGACTATATAGGGCCAAGTGATTTTTCTTCAGGATCGGCACTTATTAAACAGATGGTAAGACAACCTTCTATAGTATCTGTTGTTGGCGAATTTGGCTTACGTCTTGCTAAGATGGAAAACATTCGTAGATCAACTTCAGACATACAATTAAAAGCTGAATTACTTGATCTTTATGGTAAGTCTGGTTTTGGTGAAGTTAAACGTCCTTTAGTTTATTCAGATAAAGCTAATAATACAGCAGCTATAAATAGCCCGGCCTTAACTATATTAGGTGAAAGTGTACCTGAAACATTTTATAGTAATATAACTGAAGAAATGATTTTACAGGGTTTTATACCACGTTTTTTAGTTATTGAATATAATGGAAAAGTACCAGATTTAAACGAAAATAGACAAGCACAACCTGATAATAATTTACGTAATAGTCTTATGATGTTTGTAGCTACTGCTACTCATTTGAATAGTCAAAATGTAGCTTATAATATAAAATCCAAACCACAAGCTGAAGCAGCCTTAAAAGAGTTTGGCCGCTATTGTACAGCAAAGGTTAATACAAATAAAGAAGATGCAAGTAAGCAGCTATGGAATAGAGCGCATTTAAAGCTATTAAAATTAGCTGGTATTTTAGCAGTTGGCGATAACCCTAAAGCACCTGAAGTAACCCTATCTAATGTAAATTGGGCTAAACAAGTTATACTATCAGAAATAAAAAATATTGTAGATCGTTTTGATAAAGGTCGTGTTGGAATACAAAATAGAGAATTAAAACAAGAAGAAGATTTTAAATCTATTGTATATCAATATTTACATAATGATGATGAAATATTTCATGGTACTAAAATCAATTCTGAAATGCATCATGATAAGGTTATACCGTTTAATGTACTTACTAAGCTTAAAAGAAAAATAGCCTTTAAGGATGATTACAGGGGATCAAGAAACGCTTTAGATAATACTATTAAAGCTTTTGTACAACAAGGCGCATTACAAGAATTACCATTACATGATATACGTGAAAAATATAAATACTATGGGCGAGGTTTTGTTGTTTTAATGCCTTATGTATTTGGAATAGGTAAATAATATGTCTGATAACCCTACTAATGATAGTGATGAATTATGGTCATTAAAATGTAAGCAAGGTGTGCTTATAGAAAAGATGCAAATTAGTGAAGCAAAACTACATTCACTTATAAACCATTATCGCCGTGTAGCAGCTTTTCATAAACCTAATTGTGATGATCTTGTAACATTACGTGATAGTATAGATAGTGCATATCTAACCTATATGGCAGATATGCAAGCAATGATTACAGCCGGGCGTAAGACCTATGAACAAATGGGTGAAGATCAATGTTCTATACATTGTGGGCATAATAATAATTATGTAAACAAAAATAATTAGCAAATATTTAATTCATTATAACAAAGATTATATTGACTAACGCCATAAGGATCGTTCTTTAAGTATTCTGGACTATTAGTATATTTAAACATTAAATATATTATAAATGAAAGCATGAAAATACTAGTAAATAAATTAATTTTTTTTAATGGTTTTATAGAATTAGAAATTATTGTTAAACAACAAGATATTAAAAGCAAACACCATCCCCATCCCGCTATATCGTAGCCATAACCACGTAAACAATACAATATAAAATCAATAAATATACTAGTAAAACCTAATAAAATAAAAATATTTGATAACGATTTAATCATAATATTCACCCTTAAATGGAATATTTAATGTAATGTATTTGATTTAGATTAAATATACAAGCATAAAACCTATCAGCATGGCGCATAATGCCCACATTAACCCCTGAAGCTTAGACCGGGGTTTAATGGGTTCATACCTATACGATACTCTATTAGTTTCTTCATCAATGGTATTGTAACCATAATATTCATCACCAGTTTCAATATCTATGTATTTATTTTTTATTGTAGTTTTCATTAATCTTTTTTCCTAATATCTTTAGCCAAATCAACAACACGGTTTTCATAAGCTCTTAAATGACCTACAACTGATTTATAATTTTTATATTTCATAGCTTCATTTATACCTCTAAATGTAAATAAATCAGCTTTATTTATATCACTAATAAATGTTAAATCGGTTTTATCCCCTGTATGTGTTATAGTCCCGTTTTTAATAGCAAAATGACCTTTACTATTAATCATAACATATAATTCAATAACTGGTGTTTCAGTCATTTTAATTACTCCAAGTTGGTTGATTAGTCTTAGCTGCTTTAGCTAATTGCATTTGATTGTGCAATACCTCTATTTCTTCAAAGGTTAAAGCTATTTCCCAATCATGCGGTTCTGATCCAACACTATATATTAATATACTGTTTTCTTTAGGGTCTTGTTCATTCTTTCTTACAAGAACCTGCTTAGCAACATCCATTACACGCGCATTAAATGTACGTGATGATATACGTTTAACTATCATTGATCTACCGCTTTCGGATAAGCTTTAACTAAACGTCCTATAAGTTTATCTGCATTATGTTCATTAAATAAGCAAGATTGTTTAAATTCATTTGTCCATTTTTTAGGTAATCCTTTTTTATTACCATCTTGAACAAAAAGACTAGATAATTGACATTTTATTATAAACATCATACCGTTATCAGTCTCTATACTTAGTTTTTTATAAGGCCAATTGACTGCCATTTAACCCTCACTATCAATTTTACGCATTTCTTTTTCAGTCATAAATTCACCATAAGAATTAACAACTTTAAAGGTAGAACAATCTGTTATTCTTATTTGAATATCTTTAAAACGATAATCAATACCTACCATAGTAGGATGATTTTTAATTATGGTTGTTATTCTATTCAAATCAGAAATATCAAAATCATATGACATACTTTAACTCACAACTTCATATTCTTTACAAAAATATGTAACTTTACATATTATATGACCTTCACCATATTTTGTATATATTTTATCTTTGGCTTCTTGTAAACTATTACACCATGCAACAGCTTCACCATATTCATCTTCACCCTCTATAACGTGATATTCGGTACGTTCAATTAATGCCATTTTCTTTACTCCACAAGAATAATTTAGAGCCTAAGTAAATGACTGATATATGATTGTCAAGCACTAATTTTTAACTTCCCTGCATTTTTGTTATCGTCGTGCTAAACATTACAGAATAATGCAAATTTTTAGCAATTTCTATCATTCAAATATTCATCAATTCTATCATCAAATAAGTTACCATGAACAATTACATGACTTTCTTACATAAATATAACGTTATCTTTATATGCATTAAATTTTAACCACACGTTACGTCAAGATCAATAATGCAGCGCTATTAAAAAATAATGCAGCTTATTTTGCGTATAAAAACGTCATAAAATAATTAATCCTTTAAAATCAATAGCTTAGTCGTGACGTTCTTATTTGACGCCTGTATACATTATTGAAATGGTGGTACACTCACCCGGATAGTTAGAACATGTACCATAATGTAAACTACTATCATATAATAATGTATTTAGTAGGTTAAACTATAAATAATCGTTTGTTATCAATGACTTAGCTATGAATATCATTTAAACGATTAGAAATGATAGTAAAAGTGATGAATATGTATAGAATATTTGAAATATTGCTTAAATTATCGACTAATTAATAGTCAATTACATTATTGAAAATGTTCTATATATATGAATGAGTGTACACCCCATCCGGGGAAAAGATCAAAAATAATCTATAAAATAATGAAAATAGTTCTTTACAACGTTGTTTTATTATGTCATATAATAGTTATAGAAAACGTTATTAAGGAAGTTAGATAAATGTTTAAAGCTAGATTAGGTGACACTATCGGAATACGTTATTCAGATGGATCAATACAAAAGTTTGTTGTACAGGCTGGTAAAATTGACGATTTTTTTATACCTGCTAAATGTAAAAAATCAGGTTTAATAAGTGGTATTGATCCACGTTCTGATAATCTTGTTATGATCAGTAAAGCTAAATCTTAAAGAGGTTGTTACAATGTTATATTGGTGCGAAAGTGAAGCTGAAGGTGTTAAAGGTTGGCATTTATACAAACGTGTTAATACGGGTATAAATTATAAAGAAACCCATTTAGCTAATATTGCTAAATATGATAAAGACCCTATTTATTTTGCTTTTTTAATACATACTAAAAAAAGCGGTGTTAGAGTTGTTTTAAAACCTATTAAATGTAAATCATTAGATAGTGCGAAAAAGGAAATTTTAAAACGAATTAGTACTTGACAACTATATACATTAATATATGTTGTTCGTATAACTTATTGTGAAGTGAAAAAAATGTGTAATTCATTAGTATGTGAAAATTGTGATATTAACTTTCTTGAAGAAGGTTATGAAAGCCCCGATGAAGTTATTACTTATGGCGGTGGAAACTATTGTTCTAAAGATTGCCGTAATGAATATAACGATTTTGGCGAATGTGCATATTGTGGGCAAATGGAATTAAAAGAATATTCAGATAATAGTTATGAAGATCATGGATGTGGTTATACATGTAGCGATGATTGCCATAGTGAAGCAATTTATTTATATAAGCGTAATGGCGGTGATCCAAACAATGAACATAGGACGTATTAAAATGGTTACATTTAAGTTTAATAAGAAATGGAATAGAATGGAAGCGCTTTATAAAGATAGTGCTATCTTAACAATCTATACAAATAAACCATCTACTGAATATGAGATATATTTTAGGGGTTTTTATACTGCTTTATACAGATCGGATATTATAACCTATAAGGAAATGATGGATCAGAACCATAAAACCAATAATGATATTAAGGCTATTTATGAAGAAGATAGTGTTAAGAATAAAATACAATGATTGAAGTACAATTGCATCCCGGTATGTTGATTAAATGCTTAATCATAGCTGTTTTATTAGGCGTTATTATATGGCGTCTAAAATTACAGTATGATAAGAGTGAAGAAATACGTTTGCTATTATCATCAATTAAGAATAGGTTATAGAAGTGACTTCTTTAAGAGAGTATGAATTAAATCTACAAAAACGCATTAATGGAATACCCGGTTATGAATTTAAGGATTTTTTTATTGATGGTGATTGGTATATTGTAGTATTTAAAAATGAATATGAATATACTAATATATCATATGATCCTGATTTAGATATTGATGAAGTTATTAAAAAAGTTAAGGATAAATAATGACTAAAAAGCGATTATTACAATGGTCTATTCATGGTGCTAATGATGGATGGGTTAGCCAAAATGAAGATTATTTTATTGTATATAAAAACAATGAATTTATAGCTCAATATGGCGATCCTACAGAATGGCACGTTAAGGATCAATCAAACCCCTTTAGAACACTTAAACAAGCTAAGGCGTGGTGTGAACGTAAAGAGCGTAAGAGGTTTAAAAATGCTTGATATTACATTTGAACAATGGAAAGCTATTAATGTAATTATAGGTTGCGTTGCTCTAACAGCTAGTTTATTAATATGGTTATATTTTAAGCTTCAAGAATAGTTATTTATGGCAGGTCAAGGTAAATTAAGACGTGATCTTAAACGAATGTTCAAGCATATGCCGGGTTATGAATATGTAAAATTGGATTATAAATCACATGGCGGTCATGCTGAATTAATTTATATGAAAAATGGTATTAAAATGAGTACGTACATGGGTGTTAATCGTTCTTCTACATCAACCGTAAGAATGGTGAAAAACAATCTATTAAAAGATAGAGAATGTAAGGTTTTATAATGAGTGATGTTATAAATGGTTTAGTTGTTGTAGAGCCGCCTACACGATTAGAAAGCTATGAAATAATACTTTCAGCAGCCACTAACCCGGCTAGTTATCCAAGACCGAAAGAAATACATATTAACCGTGAATTTGCTATACATCTATTTGGCAAACAAGCAGTTGATTTTACAAATAAACATAAATATAATGATATAATGGTAATGGTGCTTTCAATGCCTGTTTCGTTTAGCCTTTTATATGGTGATTACGATCCAGCTAACTTTATGTAAGGACTAGGTAATATGGCTTGTAATGCTAGACAACAAATTGATGAAATGTATTGTTCTACATGTAATCTAAGATGGGATATGAACGATCCTAGCCCGCCAAAGTGTAAACCGGGTACAAAATCAAATATCAAGAAACGTAGAAAAAGGGGTAATAAAAGCCGTATGAAATCGCGTTCTTATGGCCTCTAAATGGTCTGGTTTAACATCTTATCAAGAACGTTTTATAATGCCGCAAGGTATGTATAAAGGGTACACGATAGGTTATATAATAAAACATAATCCTAAGTATTTAATTTACATATATAAGCGTAAATATATTAAACTTAGCGGTAAGGCTTTAACGTTGTTAAATTGGAGTTTATTAGATGAAAAACAACGTGTAACAGATAGGTGTGGAAAAGGATCATTATTATAATATAGATATAATAATGTGTAATGAATATGCCCGGCGTTATCATTATATAATACCTTGACACTGTTTAAGTTTTGGGTAATTAATTTCCTTATTAAATTGCATTTTATAGGGGAATTTAACCATGCGTACCAAATATGAAGAACAATTAAAAGAAGCTACAGATAACACAAAAGGTAAATCTTTTGATGATCTTGTATTACTACCTGTAATTAGCTATATTATAGAAAATGAACATGTAGAAGATGTTGATATAGCTGGTACTGCTGCTGCAACACCTATCATTGAAACAGGCCATGATTTAACTATTCCCGGTGCTAAACTTAATTTTAACTTTCGTGATCCTAATACTAGGGGGTGGAGTGAAACAGCAGTAGATGTTTCAAAGCTTGTAAATAAGGCTGCTAATTTTTACAATTTCTTACATGTTTATGATAACGATTATGCAAGATTATTTATTATTGATGCTGCATTAGGTCATATAAAATTACAGGAAACCGGGCGTAATTTTGTATATGTATCAAGTACATTATTAGTACCTAAAGAACATTATATTTTAGTTGATCCTACATAATTTATCTGCTAGATAATAGACGCGCCCCGAAAACCCTATTAGATCAATGTGCTTGAACTCTCTCGATTTAATGGGGTTTTCACCTTGACAACCATAAATTATTATATATTAAGGGTGTTGCATCCATTCACGTTTGCACATTCAGTTTTCTAATTCATTTGAGTTAGAAAGCCCCCAAATTAACCCCGGCTCCTTATTACAATGATGTAATTTAGCAGCCGGGGTTTTTCTATTTTTAGGTCTTGACCAAAAAATAAGCCTATGATAACGATCCATCTAAATTCTTTGTGGAGTATGTTTAATGGATGATCTTTTAAAACAATTTCCTGAAAAGTTTGATAAACTATGGCGCAAATCGCGCTTATATAGGTTATGGAAAATTTATGTTATTAGGCGTGATAAAGTATGCCAATGTTGCGGTAGTCGTAAAAATCGTCATGCCCATCATATAAAAAGTGCTAAATACTTCCCTGAATTAAGATTTACTATAAGTAACGGCATTACACTATGTAATGAATGTCATAGTTATATTCATAATTATATTTGCGGTGGTTATGCTAAAATGTGTAATGATATACATCTTGAAATACTTCTTGCTTTAAGTTGGCATAGACGTATATTAAGACGTAAACGTGAAAAGGTAATGAAGGTGCTAAATTAGTGTCATTTAATAATATAAACGTTATAAAATGCTTGGTAATGGATGGACAATAGAAGTTATTGCTCATATTCTTAAAAGCGCTAAACAATATGGGGGTTTTAGTTATGGCTAAGAAATCACAAACAAAAGGTAAGCGCGGTGAAAATGAAGTTGTAGCTTTATTTAAAGAGGTTATGCAAAGAGTTGAAAAAAAACGTGGTGTTAACCCTCAAATAGCTTTATCTAATTCACTGTACCGTAATTTAGATCAATATAGCGGTGATAAGTCTGGTGATATAGATATACCCATATATTGTGTTGAAGTTAAGTTTGCTGAAAAACTGCTATTACCTAAATGGTGGAAACAGGCTGTTGAACAAGCCAATAGTGTGGGCAAAGAACCATTATTATTTTACAGATCGGCGCGTAACCAATGGCAAGTTATGTTAAATGGTGTTTTAATGCAGTCATTTGCAAAATCAGGTAGTAATTTTATACCTGTTAATTATAGAACACCTGTTATTGTATCTAAGCGTGAATTTCTTAAATGTTATGAAGTTTATTATGACCATTTTTTATGGTCTGTTGGATTATGATTATTTTATTAAAAATATTTTATTATTCTATAGTACCGGGTGTATTAATAGCTTTAATCTTGCATGTTATTAGATTAATCATTATAGAAGCTAAAAAGTTTGATAATAAAAGGTAATTAGTTATGTCACATAAAGTATCTTATTATAAATACTCTTTATACGATACTCTTAGGTTTGGTAAACATAAGGGTAAAACCGTTAGATGGGTTATTGACAATGATATTAAATGGATCAAATGGGCGTTGTTAAATACCCGGTTTGATATGAATAGTTTAGCAGATGAATATTATGCTGATATGGTAGAAGATGATGGGTAAGATTATTGATAGTAGTAATTGTACTCACTTTTATTATAACGGTTGTAATGTATGGCCTTGTGAAGTATTAGATAGTAAATCATGTGTTAAGGGTTATGTTATGGTTAAAACTCATTTTTGGGTTGATCCTAGACCTGTTGCAGTTAATAATGTAATACCGTGTGATAGTAAAAGATTGTCTGTTAAATATACTAAAAAAACAGGATGGAAGGTTAGCATAAAATGAGTAATATAAAAGATACTGGTAAAGTTAGATTAGGGCGTATTCAAAAAGATATGCTAGATAATTCTAAATTGTTGACAAATATTCGTAATTCTGATAACGGATATGGTGCTGAAGAAATACGTAACTTAGCGGGTAAATGTGATATAGTATCATCACATTTATTTCAAATAGCTAATGAATTAGAAGATAAAGAATAATGGCTTTAGAATGGTTTAAAGATAATAATTTTCATGCTGCTTCACATGATCGTATAACACAAGCACGTGAAATTGTTCAAGAATACTATAATCAAGGTTATAGGCTTTCTTTGCGTCAAATCTATTATCAATTTCTTTCTAGGGGTTATGTAGAGAGTAGCCAAAAGTCATATAAAATGCTATCAGAACTGCTTAAAAATGCCCGTTTAGCAGGTCTAATTGATTGGGATATGATAGAAGACCGGGCGCGTTCATTATCCGGGCGTAAGAATTATAGCAGCCCTAAAGATGCTATTACACGCCTATACCATACCTACAATAAAGATATGTGGAAAGGTCAAGATGTACGGTTTGAAGTATGGTGTGAAAAAGACGCTTTGATAGGCGTTTTAGAAAAAGCCTGTTTTGACTATGATGTTAACTTTTTTGCTTGTAAGGGTTTTGTATCTGTTTCAGCTATGTATGAAGCAGCAAAGCGTTTAAGATGGAATAGGGCGCAAGGTAGGGATGTTATATATTTATACTTGGGTGATTTTGATCCTAGTGGTATGGATATACCGCGATCTATACAAGATTATTTAACCCTTTTAAGTAACGGTGATACATTTGATTTTAGACGTATTGCATTAAATCAAGATCAAATAAAAAAGTATCAACCTAAACCGTTTTGGGCTAAGGCTTCTGATAGCAGACACGCCAAGTTTGTTAAATTATATGGAAATGATGCATATGAATTGGATGCACTTGAACCACAAGTTTTAGTTGACTTAATTCAAGGTCATATTAAAGAAGCTATTGAACCTAATGCATGGCGTGAACGTGAAGAAGAAACGGCATGGGATAAATACCAACTTGATAAGATTATTAAAGGATTGAAATAATGACTGTTACAATAGTTAATATTCCTTTAGAATGTGAATGTTGTATTTGTGGTGTATTATTACATTATGAAGAAGATGATGTTAGTCATCAATTATGGACACCTAAATATCATAATTCTGGTTATAACGCACATATGCAAGATAGTATTAAATGTCCTTCATGTGGTAATTATACAACTATTGATAAAGAATTTACTGATATATGACGTTAAAGATTAGTGATGCTTATTTATGGAAAGCTGCAAAGGCGCTGCATCCCGTATTGTGGGCACGGTTAGAAGCTGGTGAAGAACCAGAATATATTGTTGAAGACTGTATAGAATGGTCTTTAGAACAAACTTATAGGATGATTAATTATGCCGATTGAATTACCTAATTTATGGGATGGTTTAAAAAACCAAAATGTTAGTTATGAAGGTAGTAGATGGACTATAGCGCATTTAGTTGAATGTGCTAAAGAGCTTGAAGTATTTGATTTAGATATTAAAAGCTTTTCTTTTGCCAATACTGTTAGTTTCGGTAATGATCTTTTAACAATAGCAGCGCATGTTAAAAAGGTTAATGATGCTGATCTTAAATACCCTATTATATTACACCCTGAAGGTTATATATTAGATGGTCGTCATAGAATGACAAAAGCTTTAATATCTGGTAAAGATACAATAAAAGCTGTAAGATTTGGTTATTCTAATTTACCTGCACCTTCTTCTACATATGACGTTTCTGATTAACGTTTAATTAATCTTTAACATTTATACCTAATAAAGTGTTAAAAAGGTTAGTTGATATGTCAAAAATTAATGTAAAAGAATTTGTTAAACGTGCTTCTGATTTTTCCCATCTTTATATAAGGTGTAATAATACTAATAATCATATAGACGTTATTACAGTAGGCCCTTTAGGTTCTGTTGATAGGTTATGTGTTTTAGATATTGTAAACGGCAAAGTTGATTACACCTATTTTATGAATATTTTGAAGAAAAGTATAAAAACAGACTTGCAAAGGGTTTATGATTGTACTAGATAATAATGTACAAGTTTCACGCTGAAGCTTTTAATCTTAAATAAGGAAAAGATATGTCTACTAAAATTGCTATGACACTAGCCGCCCATACCATTCTTGCCGGGCTTGCCGCTTGCGCTGGATCAACAGAAGAAAATGGTAATATTGTTCATTATGAAAATGATGCTGATACAGATATTCTTCTTACTAATGAATTTGCATTGCGTAATGAAGAAATGGTTGATGCAAATAACCACCCTGCTTTTATGGCGTCTAAAAGCGGTGTTGCTTATATTGAAGCTAACCCTGAATTTTTTGAAGCCCCGGTTGCTGTTGAAATACCTGCTGCTAGTGAAGGTGAAAACGTTGTAAAAGGTTTTGTTATCCAAGATA